CGACGAGTTGACGTTCGACGTGGCGATGACGAAAACCTGCATCGGGTTGTCGTACACAAACGCCCGGACGGGGTAGTCCGAGTTTGCACCCGAGCCCGGCCAGTAGTTTGAGAACGTCAGTTTTCCGGTGACAGACGAAACGTACTCGCAGCCCCAGAACACCCCGAGAATACCCACGGTGCCGCCCGTTGCCGCGCCAACACGGTCAATGAAACCAGTGTTGAGCGGAATGACGGGTGCACCCTGATAGATCGCGTTGGTGTTCGTCGAAGCGATGCGGTACTCGGTCGTGCCCGTGGTGTTGTAGGCCGAGCCAACAACGCCGACAGGACGAAGACCGAAGGCAACATTGACGTTTGCCATGGTACTACTCCTTCAGTTGACACTAGGAGGCGCTTCCGCGTCCTCCAAACGAAACACGACTTTGCCGATTACGAGTGATCGGCATTGAAGGATGTTGGTCCTTCATCAGGTCCTCATCGACTGCAACCATCTGTTCGCGGGCCCGGATCCCGTAATACTCGGCTCTCTCTTTGGCTGTCTCGACAGGAATGCGGCACAGCATCAGACCACCATTGCCGATGATCCCAGTGTACTTGCCTTCATCGATAACCGGAGCGTGGAACTCCGGGTATTCGTCAGCCCGCACGGGTTCCCAACCTTCCCGCAGCCTTTGGTAGGCGTTGGTCTTGTCGTCTTCCCCACGGACCGCGATCCGAATCCAGCGATGCACAAACCCCGGAGGGGCTTTGGGAGCATCAAGGCGGCTGGGCGGTGCCCAAGGTTTGCGGCGCGAAGTGGCTTCGCGAGTTTCGCTTGCGCGAGGCGTTCTATCGGTCATGTCTCTCACTCCTTCACGTACTTGGCGTATTCTTCGAGAGGTACGCCAAGCCTTTTTGCAATCGCGACCTGTGAGTGCGTCAACTTGACCGTCCTGCGCCCCTGATTTGTACTGCGGGATGCGGAGTTGCCAGCAGAGGCGACCTGACTTCCACCCGTTTTTCGCGCCGCCGTAAATCGTTGCGGGAACTCCTTACGGAGACGGCGATCAATCTCACTATAGTACTCATCACTCTGCGGGTCAAACCCCTCTTCGTTGACGAGTTGCGCGTGGATCACACCAGCAGCGGCAGTCATGACCTTGTCCTGACCGAACCACTCGTTGCGCGACTTCCACTCCAGAGCTTTCGGCTCAGGATCAACCCGAGGCGGAGGAGCGGCCTGACGCTGCACCGGCTGCTGCTGCTGTTGGGTACGGAGACGCTGCTCCTGCTCCAGCCGCATCTTCGCGGTGTTGTAGCGCTGCTGCTCGAGCGCGATCTGTGCCAGCTTCTGCTGGGCATCCGCCATACGATCCGTGTCACCAGCGTCGAACGCTTCCTTGTACTGGCGCTTGACAGCCTCGAGTTGCGTCTCGATCCGCGTGCCATACTCAGAGACATAGCCATTATCCAGCGCCTGCATGCGCTGCTTCAGCTGCTGGTTTTCAGCAAACAGCTGCTCGCTCATGCGAACCGCTTCCGCCTTTTCGAGTTCTTCCTGACGATACTTTGCCGTCAGCTTGCGGATGCGCGCCTGAACGCCCTTGCTGTAGCTTTCTAGCTCGTCCGGGTCATTCTCCGGTTTCGGGCGCTGCAGACGCTCCGAGCCAGAATCCGTGCCGCTATCGGGCTGCTCAACAACGATGCCTTCGTTGTCGTTCTCGTTCTCATTGTCATCAGACATCATCTCACACCTCAAACATGCTTGATATCATCCGGCTCCAAGAGCGTGGCGATCACCTCATCATCGTTGATGATGCGGACCTCTCCGCCGTCGATCTTGAACCTCGAACCGGTGTATCGGCCAATGCAGATCCAGTCGCCCTGCTTGCACCACGGCGCGGCCCCCGGACCAAACTTGCTCTCAGCTTTGTATGCCTCTGGGCCGACGCGAAGGACGTACGCCACAACCGTGGCCAGCGCTTCACGCTCGACAAACTCATCTGGGAGGAACAGACCGCCGTCCGTTTTCTCTTTGCCCTTGTAGGGCATCACGAGAATACGCCAGCCAGTGGGCTGAGGAAGGCGATCAAGCAGTGGCTTTTGAAGAAGAGATGGATCTAGAACTCGATCCGTCGGCTCAACGTACACGCTTTCAGCCGAAGCAGCGGACTTTTCAGCCAGCCTTTCCGTGTTGATTTTCTGCGCGACGTGATCAGGAAGATATAATGTCCTCGACATCGTCAGCGGTCTTCTCCAGCAGGGTCTTCATTTCTTGGGCAGCGAAGGAGAGGCCCCGAATCTCCCCCACCGTCATCTTGTACTGGTCCCAAGACTGTACGGAACCAGAAGCAAGCGCTTGCGTGAGATCAGCCTCCCGCTCACGCAACAACCTGTACATGTATTTTGCGAAGTCTACAACATCCACTAGAAATACTCTCCATAATTTTCTTGCACACTGGATGTGATAGGCCCGCCCTTGACCCAGCTGTCGCAGGTGTACCCGGCCTCGCAGACGAACTTCCACTTCTGGCAGTACCCGGTGTTGCCCGTCTCGTCGCCGATGCACTCCATCATGTCTTCGGTCTGGTTGTACGCGCCGCAGCTGCCGCAGACCTTGTCCTGACGAAACGCCCCGCCGGGCTCAGGCTCGCGGTAGTTGGCATACTCAACCGCCTCTTCGCGGTTCTCCGCGTTGACCTCAGGGTCCGTCGTCGCGAGCGGGCACATATCCCCCTCGTCGTCCTCTTCGTACTTATCCACTTCCATCTCTTCGTCAGGAAGGACTTTGATTTCGATCCGCATAGGAGTACTCCAACGTGACTAGTTCCGGTTCTTGATGGCCGAGGCGATACGGCCAACCCATGTGGTCTTTCTGGCCATCTCAAGCGCGGTATGCAACGTCTCTTCGTTACGGCGCAACCAGCCCCTGCCGAATGTATCAAAAGTCCGAAGCCCGCGATAGAACTGTTCTCGGACGTCTGCCAACGCCTGAACGATGTCCTCCGGATCTTTCTTTTCGACCGCCGCTAGAGTGGCTGGCCCTATTCCGCCGTCCGGTGTGACACCAACAATCCGCTGTAACGCCTTTGCTGCGCGGCCAGTTCCAGAGTTAACCGCCCAATCAAACACAGCCCAATCGACGCCGCCGGGAAGATCGTCCCCGCGCACCGTATCCCAGTACAGCTTCTTGTACAGCGGAGCCACGTCTTTCACCGTCAGCTTTTTCATCGCGTCCGGTGCGGCAGGCTTGCCAATCCACCCCTCCCAGACCTTGCGGGTAACGCCCAAGTTTGTCTCCCCGCCCGGATCCTTGGGGTGGTTGACGTAACCACCCTCGTGTTTGAGGAGCATCTCAAGGCAGCTGTCGAAGTTCTCTTTCACTTCTTCCTCCTGAACAGTCCGATGAACCCGCGCAACATTTCTGGCGGGCTAGGTGCCATCCATCCGATCATAAACGCGATCCAGTACCAAATCGGGATGTCCGCAAAATTGTTGATCGTGACGGTTTCGACCGATGCAGCATCAACCTGCTTGGTTTCCGTGATGATGTCTCGACCAGCTTCAGTCCTCTCTTGGTTGGCCACAACCTGCTGGGTGTTTTCCTTGCCAGCCTGCACATTCGCCGCAACATTCGGCCCGCCACCGCCCAGCATCCCCAGCGGCAACGCGCCGCAGGCGGTCAGAAACAGCAGCAGTATCAGAAGGTTAATCCTCATGGCTCCGCTCGCGTGTGCGAACATAGGCACTCGCCCCCATGAAGGCAGCAACCACAGCGGCTTGAGATGTATAGAACATCGTCATCAGACCGTTCAGAACTTCCACACGCTCAGTCGGCAGAATCGGTAGGATCAGACCCAACGTCAGCAAGACCATCGACCCCATGGCCACCCATGCCATCTGTCTCTGTTGGTCCTGCTGCTTGTCCCAATTGTCGATACGCAGCAGTTTCTCGTGACGGTTGATCTCGGAGTTGGTGACAACCCCGTCCCCGTCCAGATCAGCAACATCCAACAGACTATCCGGTTCCAGTTTTTTGGGGGTCATGAGTGGTTCTCCAGATACAGCCACAGCACAACAGTCATGAAGGCCGTCACGCTCGTCAGCATGAGGAAGATAAGTAGGCCAGAGACCAACATCTCCTTGATCTCGGCCCTGCGATGCTCGTGCTCCGCCCGCTGCTTTCGAACATGCGCCTCAGTCCGAAGCAGTTCCTCCCACGCCGACTGCCCCATAGAGTATTGAATATACGTGCGAAGCTCGTTGCGCTGCTGCTCCAACTGCTTCTTCGCAGCAAAGACCTCAATCGCCTCGGCTTGAACAGAACTCGAAAACGTCTTGTACCACGGAGGGTCCTCGGCCCTCCGCTCCAAGAACTCGATGTCCGATAACGCGCCAGCCCAAGTGGCCAGCTGTCCACCCATGTCCTGCAGTTCACGGCCTATCTCTATGCCCTTCTTCAAGGCATTATAGGCCGCAGTTGCGGTAGCTATGATTGTTACCGGATCCATAGCCCCACTCTACCACAGGTGGGGCCCTAGAACACTCCCTCAAACCGCTGCGGGCGAGCGATTCGGCTGAATGAGGTAATCATGCCACCCTTGGCCTTCTTCTGAGGCCTAGACTTTCCGGCCTTTGAGAGAGCAATCGCGATGGCCTGCTTCTGCGGCTTGCCACGCTCCATCTCGGTACGGATGTTCTCCGAGATGACCTCCTGAGACTTACCTTCTTTGAGGGGCATTGTTCCGCTCCCTAGCCAGTTGTTGCTGCACGTTGATGCGCGTCATGTTCACCGCATTGCGGTTGTCCGCGATCTCTTCCTGACTTTCGATCCGAGCCGCAGCCTGCGCCGCGCTCTGCTGCAGCCGCATCAGTTCCATACGCTCCTGCGACTGGTCCTCCTGAACCTTGCGCTGAAGATCCTGCTGCTTGAGACCCAGTTCTTGCAACCGGATCTGGACCAGCGGGTCGTTCATCGGGTCGTTCCCAGCCGGAGCCATCTGGGGCAGGATCGCTGTCATGATCTGCTCCATCTGCATGGAGATCAGTTTCTCCAGCTGCGCAGGATCCTGCATGCTCTGCTGAACTTGCATGATCTGCTGCTGCGCCATCGCAGGATCAATCGCACCACTCTGCGCCGCCAGTTGCGCCTGAGCGATAATCCCTTGAATTTGCTGCATAACTACCTGCCGCGCCTTCTGCGACACATGCTCCATGACGTGGGCGTAGAACGTGCCCATGACCTGCGGCGATGTCAGCACCAGCGGCGTCCGCATGAACATCAGGTGCATACGGATGTGCACGTCGTGATCCTGCTCAGGGAACGTCGTCAGGATCTCGCCCATCAACGCCCGAGCGTTCTCAATCGCGGGGTCCATGGGCTGCGGTTGCGGCGGAGGCGGCAGGATCTCGTCGATGTTCTGGACCTCGAGCGCCTGATACATGCGACGATACGCCGCATACAGGTTGTGCATCTGCGGGTTCGACTGCGCCAGCTGCAGCTGCGTCTGGGCCAGAGTAACCCGTTGGGCCATCGAGAAGATGTTCGGATCGCTAACAGGCACGACATCGATGCGGTCATCGAAGTCCTGCGCCATGATCGTGCGATTGCCGCCCTGCACCTCATACGGGTACTCCTGCGGCAGGTTGTCACGGAAGATCCGAGCAAGGATCCGGAACTCCTGCTTCTGCGCATAATGCAGCCGCTTGTGGATCGCAGACATGACCTTCATGCCGCGCTCCAGCAGAGCCACTGTAGTGCCCACAGGAGCCTGTCCGTTGGCGTCCGCTGTCTGCTGATCCGCCAGCGAAACAAAGCGCCTACCGCCCTCTACAAGGGCTCCCAGAAGCTGTGCCAGCGCCGCCGACGGTTCCTTGTACGGAAGCGGGATGATCGAGTTCTTAACGTCCCCACCCGGGGCGTCGATGTCCCGCCACTCGCCCGGCTGCAGCGGCTGGTCGTTGTCCCTGACCCGCACACCTCGGGCCTTGAAGCCAGCCGGAAGGTTCGCCAGCGTGCCCGCATCGATCAGCTGACGCAGGATGCTCGTCGCCGCACGGCCAAGGCCCCCGATCATGTGGATCAGGCCAAACCCGTAGAACCCAAGCCCCGGCATGAACTTGTAATGCACGAAGTACTGGGTCTTCTTCGCGACAGGCGCGCCTTCCTCGAAGTTCCGGCGGATCGAAAGGATCTCGCCAGACCCCTCGTCAATCGTCACAATGTACGGAAGCGCGATCCCCGTAGGCTCGCCATCCGGGCTGATGTCCTCGAACCCCTCGATGTCAATGTCCACGTGCATCTCGAGGATCGTGTAGATCTCGTCGGTATACGTCTTTGACGTACCCTGTAGCTCGTCAACCTTCTGACGAACCGTGTTGTCCTGCTCTTCGTACTTGCTCAACTCAACGTCGCGGTAGAACCCCGCAACCTGCATCTTGCGGATCTCGTTCTTGTCCATCCGCAAGACATGCGTCACCCGCGATGCCGTCTGCAAATCCGAAGCAGCGTACGGAACCACCACGTCCTGCGCAGGCACGAACTTCGAAACAGCGCGCTGCTTCGTCTCGTCGAAGTACACCTTCTTGAACGTCGAACCAGACAGCGGAAGGTAGAACAGCAGTTGATCCATGTCGGGATCAAACTCTTCCATGACCTCCATGATCTGGTAGTTCATGAAGTCCTTGACCCGCGAAGCTTGCTCCTCGCGCTCAGGGTTCTGAAGCCCGAGGATCTGCGTCTTGACCGGCCCGCCAGACGGCAGCAGTTCCTTGTACGCCTGCGCTTGGAACTGGGTCACACTCTCCGCAATCAGCGGGTGCGTGACACCAGACGCGCCCTCAAACGGCTGAGTGCGGTCCTCGTATTTGACACCAAGCTGGTCCAGACCCT